GGAAATTTTGTATGAAAAATTTTATTATATTCTTGAGAATCGATTAAATGTTTGATTTTTCGGCCAAAGCGAATAGCTAACTCCCCCGTGTGCGTTGCTTGAATTATTTTTAATTTTGGATTACGGCCCACCATCCACGCAGGCAGTAAATAGGACGCAAATTCTGATTTTGTATGACGGGGAGGCATGTTCACGATTAAACGTTTAAGCTTCCCGGTTGCCAAATCATTAAATTTTTTTGCAATATGTCTATGATGGGACCCTTCAATAAAATCAGGCCATACACACTTTACAAAAGATAAAAAATCGTCTTTGGCTCGATTTTGTATTTTTTTTTCTGCATGCATAACCTGGTATCTTTTAAAGGTTTTACGCACATCTGCAGGTAATTTTGAAATATTTATATTTTCTAGATTCATAAGGAGTCCCAATATGTTTTTAGCGCCTATGACACTCTAAATCAAGCAATAAAGGCAAAAGTAGTGGGACCCCTTTTTATTAAGGGGGTTCGATGGTTTCGGATCCGTGGTTATTTGAAGCTGGATAAGGACCCTGATCGCGTAGCGATCAGGGAGAGCCGAGGCGCGTTAGCGCCTCGACCTTTAGTTAGGACGAACTAAATTAGTATCATCATACTGTTGTTGCGTAATGGGTATGCGTTGACCAAGTAAATCATTGATGAAGTAATGATTATAACGAGTAGGACTATTGTAGTTCTGATTACGATCATACGTATAATCTTTATACCACGCGCCACTTGCGTCTTGTCTTTTAGGCTCGTGTATTCTGCCGAAGTGATTGATTGCCATATCACCAAACTTATTAAACCACTCATCTTGGCAACCTAAAGAGCAGAAATTACTCTTGCCATAATAGAAGGAAGAACGCTTGCGAGTTTCATAATGCTTGTCGCCTTTACTACCTCTTATCCTATCTTTTGTTTTATGCTCGTGGCATATCGGACCTTGGCAATATATCATTGTAATGTCCTCGTTTTCATTGTTGTAGTATACTCATCAAACTCTGGACTATCTTTAACGATGTCCAAGAGTTTTTCGAAAGTTAAAAGCGACATAACCCACATAACTTCTTTATCACTTAAATGTTCTCGAATAGTATTTATGCGCTCAACTGCTTTATTTAAGTTAGGCGCACACTCATTAACATATGCAATAGCCGAAAGTATTTTCGGCTGTAAATATTCTGGCAATGCTTTTAATGTTCTATGTTTCATAGTATCTCCCAGTTGGTTGCGTATCTATATCCTTTTTTATCAAGATCGAAGTAATGTAAAAAAGGTCTGTTATCTTTTTGTCTGTTTCCTAATCCTCTACACTCATCAGTTAAAATACCAACTCTTCTAACCTCTTCGCCATCTTGTTTAGTGTATTTGATTTTGAACTTTTGATTTGTCTGTATAGTCATTTCGTCCTTTCTGTTATGTGTAGGATTATCCCACACATAACAGTTGAAGTAAAGACTATTATTTTGATTGTTGTTGATCGTATAGTTTACGCAACGCAATTTTCTGTTCTCTAGTTTGCGTCTTGTTTTTTAGACTAGCTAAATGATTTAATATATCTGTATTTGAAACTACAATTCCTTTTGATGTAGTTGCAAGTATATCGGTTTCAGATATTGTCAAACCCATTTTCTTTGCCATATCAATTGATTGTTCTAAATAGACATGATCTCTTAAACCCCCTTTTAAAACTTTGCATTGTTCTAAAATAGTTTCAATCCATTTAGTATGTGCCATAATTAACTTTTGTTTTGCTTGTTGCCAAGTCATAAGAATTGCAAACTCTTTTTGATCGCAATTAAGTTGTCTATCTCGGCAATATTCTCTACCAATCAAATCAAGTTCATAATCATTATTCCACTCACGTGCATAACAAGTTTGATTTTCCTTGCCGCCACTCAAACCTAACTCTCTTTCATTTGCGTGGTCAACTTGTGTCCAATGAGGATTTGATTGATTTGCTTCGCCACTACCATCGCCCCATTTTTGTTCAATGTTAATATCTGGATTACATTTCTCTCCTTTATTAACTTTGCCTTTTAACTCATCACGAAAATAAGCATAAGCAAAATCATTTTGCCTACTATTTTCCGAACCATTAATATTTCCATCAAGTCGAAAATCAAAATGCTTTGTGATGTATTTGTCATCTTTATCGTCTTGATCATTGTGGCGATTTTCATCACTATAATGACCATCACTTGTATCAACCTCGCCATCTGCTTTATTCATATACCCAAAATGAAAGCAACTATCTTTTGCAATAGTATTCACGTTAGGAAATTTGTTTTGAAGATGATAAGCCATTTCCACGTCTTTAGGTGTGTAAAACCTACTGACAATATTCTTCGCAAGTTGCCAAGTTTTATCTTGGAGAGGTTTTACAGTTTCCCTCGCTTGTAAAAATGCCTCACGTTCTTGTGTGTGTTCTTGTTCTAAAAAAGGTCGCATAAAAATATTAAGTATCTTGTTTCTATGCCCTTGATTGTTTCTTACTCTAGCCATTTATTTCTCCTTTAATTAAAAACTAAATTTATACCCTTGACATTTTAAATGCAAGGGATTAAATAGGAGAGATGGAATTTAAACTGTTTATAATAGGCATGACTATACTTTATTTAGTATTAGGATTTACTGTGTTTGGGTGGTTAACCTAAGCTTAGGAAATTAGACCTAATTTCCTAAGCTTGAGCCGAGATCCAATTGGTGTTTGTAATTTAAGAGCGTCGCTACCTGTTGGATCTGGGGTCAAGCTTGTAGGCAAAAGCTTTATAATTCCTGGAATTAGCCCAGAGCTTGGCCAGAAAAAAATAAAAAAGAGCCAGCAACAAGCGAGCAACAAGCTTGACAGCAGCTCTGGGATGATGTAGGATACAGTTATGAATGAAATATTATTTGAGGATCTGAAGAAGGGTGATGAAATTAAGCACAGCCATCTCGGCAGCACGCCGCTGGTGACTGGCATTATTAAGGAATCACCTAAGCAAGGCCGGGGCCTGAAGAGCACCATCCTGGTGGACGTGAAGGGCTCTGAAGTTGGCATGTTTGATGAGATCGGCTCGATTTACTCGAACCAGATCGCAGCGGTAAAACGCGACGGTGAATGGTTCAGGGTTGATCAAAAAAGACTCAACCCGATGAATTGCTTTCCAAACGCCATGCTGGCCAATTTATAATGGCTGGAATTATTACATATCCATGGGCTAGACCCCATGGATACAACCCCAAAAAAAAGAAAAAAAGAAAACAACAAGCAAGCAACAAGCTTGACAACCAGTCCCAGAGATGATAGGATACAGTTTGGAGCTCGTTTGATGGTTTTCCGCTCATAAAATTTGCCAAACCATACACCGGTCCTGGTGCTGATGAAACGTGATAACGTATTCAATGAAGCCAGGGCCAGCGCTAACAATAAAGGAGATATGAAACAATTCACAATAGAGGTATCACACGCGAGCCCGGCTCAGTTACAGACCGTGGCAGCTGATCTCAAGATCATGAGCCATGGATGGGCCAAGTTTGGACCCCGGATCACGATCAACAAGCGAGCACTAGAGCCCCTGAAGCTCCGGCTGTCCAGGGCTGAATCAGCAAGCAACAAGCGAACAAGTAACAAGCGCCATAAATTAACCACTTTCGTATAGTATAAAATTTTATGTTAAAGAAAGAAGCAAGCGCCATCGTCGGAGGCCTGAGCACGCCGGGCAAGATGCCCTGCTATTCTATAAATTTACCAGCAACTGAATGCAACGTGGGCTCAATACTAGCTCAACAACCAGGCACCACGTGCCATGGATGCTATGCACTTAAAGGCAGATACAGATTTAAAAAAACCAAGCGCGCAATGGCCCGGAGGCTGGGAGCCCTGCTGCGCCCTGAATGGGTCCAGGCTATGACAACCTTAATCACCGGTCACAAGTACTTTAGATGGCACGACTCAGGGGACCTGCAAGGCCCCGCGCATCTCAAGAACATATTCGAAGTTGCCAAGGCAACCCCGGACGCCAAGCACTGGCTACCAACCCGGGAGCACGCGTTGCTTCAGCACATGGACCCGGATATCATACCAAAGAATTTATTAATAAGAGTATCAGCAACCAAGGTCAACGGCCCGGCACCGGGCTGGTGGCCCTGGACATCGACGGTATCAACGACGACTAAGACCTGCCCCGCGCCCGATCAGGGCGGCAAGTGTAAGAGCTGCCGCGCATGCTGGGACCGTTCAGTCTCTAACGTAGTTTATGCAAAACACTAATGCCTGGACCAAGCCTCAGGATCCTGCGGCCTTGGTTCGGGCTCCAGACACCGTGAAGCCTGAAGAGCTACACTCAAGCAACACGCAAGCGTTCGATCAACAAGCGAGCAAAGACTCAAGCACCGTGGACCAACGAGCACGGTCAACGGACAAGCAAGCAAAGCCCTCGTCCAAAAGACAAGCAAGCATGGACCCTGGAACAAGTTTCAAGCACCCATGACCAAGGTGCTTGACTAT